CTTAATACTGTCTGTTGTTGTTGTGCCATATTAGAAACCTTTACTTACAAAGTACCCATCTGCGTACTTACAAGTTATTCTGTACTTGTTTAATTTTTGGTGCTTCTTTGTTATTGTCTGTACCTCTGTTGATAAAACCTGTATAGGTCTTAAATCTTTATAATATTTGTCTTGTCTGTCTAATGGTGATATGTAATCTGGTCTCATTTCGTACACCTGTGGTGACATAAATAATTGCTCTAACCAGTTACCATATGATACGTTTAACCAATCACTCTCAATTACAAACTCTCTTTCTACGTTCGTATCAAACGTCTTAACAGTTCTACCTACATTTCTGTCAGGTGACTGCTGTGACGTGCTATAATATCTATTGTCAAATGTCTGACGTGTAATCTTTTTTGTGTCTTGTCTATAACTTGTAAATGTGAAATAATCATATCCACCTCGTTGATTTAAGAATGCTAATCTTGTGTCTTGAGGTTTACAATTATCAGCTAAGTAGAAATAAAACATTTCAGAAGACGGTCCAATTGGACCATTACCTCTATTCTTAAACGTTGGAAAACCGTAATTCAACTGCACTGTATAATAAGACACACCACTAAATGGGATGTTTGCAAATATGTTGTTTATATCTTGTGGACCACAAGGTAATGCAAATATTTTTAGATTATCAGTATACCCTGTTGTTGGTGTTGAATAGGTTGTACCACTGAATTTTAAATCCTCATAGAATGAATGCACTAATACGTTTTCATCATTATAAAATTCAAATTTAACAAAATCAGCTTCCATAACTTGTCTATCACCTGTTTGTCCTTGTAAGTAATAAAGTACATAATTTTCTTGTTCTTGTATATACTGAATACGAGGTGCGTCTGTTAAAAATCTTGATGTTTCAGACATTTCAGGTAGTGATGGATAGTCCACAAAATATTGTGTAATTGGTGATAATCTTCTATTAATATCCAATGTCAATATTGTATTGTCCACAACCGTAGAACCTAATTCTTGGTCAAAGTTTGGTAAGATGTATTTGTCTGTACCCATCTGAAAAGCACCACCTATGTAATCAAAATAATTACCTGTGTTAGTAAAACCACTTGCGGTAAACCCTGTTGATGGTGCGCACAATGGTATTGCTGTGTAGTGGTTATAATCTGTATATCCTGACTGAGTTGTATACCCCGAACTTGCTAAATACGCATAACGATATTTAATGTTCGCTTTAATCTTATTAGGATATGGGGCATCAATATTGATTAATTGATTTGTTTCAAACCAATTATCCTCATAGTAGGACTGATAATGCTCTGACTTAACATAGTTTGATAAATAATCATACGGTCTGATATGAAACTTATAGGTATACGTTGCACCTGATTGCGCTACGTTATATGGTACAATTGACATTGCACCTACTTGTCTGTCGTCAGCAAATAACTGTACCTGTAATTCAAGTGATGCACTATACGTGCTACCTGTTAAGATAACTTCATATTCACCACCTCTTTGATATATCATATCAGTTGACCTTCTTAATTGTGAACTACTATTAAGACCGTTTGCGTATTGTGTTGGGTATCCAAAACTCATATTATAATCCTTCTAATGCATTTAATACATCATCATATAGTGCATCTTCCATAAGGTCAATTATACGTTTGTCTTTTAATATCTTATCATAAGATATTTCAACAAATTTCTTTGGTTTGTTTTGGTAACCAAATCTTTCTATTGAACGCGCAACTACAAATGCTGTGCTTTTTATATTTTTTTCATTCTTAGGTAAAAATTTACCTGTTTTTAAATCTCTAATTCTAAAACTCTTTTTATCTTTAATCCATTGTTGAATGGCACCGATATTTGCATATCCTCCACTACCATTTGGTTTTCTATCATTAGCCAACCAATATGCGTATGTGTTTGACAATGGTTGATTGAATGCTTGAATTTGTATGACTTGAACACCTTGTTTGTTTCCCTTAATCACTGCTTTAATAGAGTTTCTTAAATTCCCTGTTGCAACACGACTGGTTAAACTCTTTTGGAAACGACCGTATAGGTATACCTTGTCAGATAAACTCTCTTTTACAATCTCTTCCATTATAGGTGCTATCGCTTCTAAATTCATTATGATGGGTTAATAATTAAGTATGCCACAGTATCTGTGTCTCCGTTATGGTTTGATGTTACACTAAATGTTCCTGTACCTTTTGATGTTACACTTACTGTTCCGTTACCACTATGTACGTTTGTTTGTTTGGTTAAGAATATTAAACTGTTTGCTGAAACCAAACTATTTGATACGGTTGCCACACCAGGGTTTCCACCATCAAGAACAAATGTTCCCATAGTTTTATTTGAACCTGACGCAAATTGAACATCACCTGTTACCGCTAATGAACCCGTAATAGTTGTTCTATCTGAAATAACATTTACAGACCTTGTACCATTGTTGTTAATTGTTTCAATCTTAACTTCAGTTCCCGCATATCTTGCTCCCAATCTTGTTTGAGTAGTTAAACTACCAGTGTTAACATATTGGTCAATAAATGACTGTGTTGTTATTTCAGCTTTATTATAATTGGTATATTGTAATGTTTCATTGTCAGCAGCCATTCTAATTGCACCTAAAGTATATGCAGGTAATGTGTTGAATGGGTTACCATCAAAATGTATTCTTTGTGATTGAATTGTACCACTAACATATAATGGAAAATCACTGTTACCACTCATCTGAGTTTGACCTGTAACCCTTAAAGTGTTACCAATAATAGTATGGTCACCTGAACCTGATACGTTTAATGAACCAGTGATTGATACCGCTGGTTGACCCGATGCTTGCGCTATTACTGTTAATGCTGATTGACCTGCAACTGAGTGTTGAATGGTTTGTGAACCTGTAACTACTAATGCGTTTGTTACACCTTTAACATCTAATGAACCAGATACACCAACCAATGAACCTGATGTTATATATAAACCAGTTCTTCTAGTTGCAGCTGCTGTACCTGTACCTACTGCAAAGACAATATCATTTGTTAATGATAAACTACCTGTATCATTAAATCTACCAAAGAATGCGCCACCACCAGCAGCAGTACCTGTACCAACGTTTCCATTAACAGTTAAACCTTGTCCATAGACAACAGTAGCTGCAAGTGATGAGTTTGATGAACTTACAAATGATGATGATATAATAATATTTTTACCACCAATTAAGTTATCAACTATGTTTCTTGATGCTTGAGTTGATTGTGAACCTGATACCCAAATACCTACACCTGTACTTGATGAACCACCAAACACTGCATTGTTTTGCATTGTTACAGTGTTACCTGCTGCTAAAGCTGATGAACTTAAATGGTTATTAACTGTTAATGTTGAATTTACTAAGTTGTTATTATAGATAATAGAACTACTAATATGGTTTAATGTAGTGTTCTGATTAATATAGTTTGCTGATATTACTGCTCTTGTATTAGTTACAAAGTTTTGATTTGATGTAATACTACCACCATTTATTAAATTACCTGAAACACCGATTGAACCACTATTACTGTTAATATTGATACCACCAGCATATAATGTATTGTTATTAAACTGGGGATGACCACCCACTAAAGACGATGTGGTAAAGTTCATTAAAATATTTGAGTTATGTCCTAAATAGTTGTTTGATGTTTTAGGGAACAATAATGAACCTGTGTTTAAAAATATACCAGAACCGTTTGATGCAATTGTATTATCTGAACCTGAAATGTAACCTTGCATATCAGCACCACCACCAACAGCCGTTGCTCTAAGTTGTGGCATTGATACGGTATTGTTACTACCTGTAATTCTTAATGAACCTGTATAGTTTGCTTGGGTTGTACCCGCACCACCAGCATTTGGATTATCCCACCAACCTTTGATTATATTTGATTGTCCTGCTTGTGAACTTGTTAAATATAAATCTATATTAACTGTTGTATTGTTTGAATTTAATTCTAAATCACCATTTCTAACATCTAAGCTACCTGTAACAATTGCTTTGTGTGATTGGTTTTGACCAATAACAACACTACCTGTTGCAGTTTTTGGTGTTAAGTATATATCACCTAATGTATTAACAACAGTGATTGCTGAAGTACCAACGGTATTCCAGTTCTCTATTTGTGTTAGTTTAACAGCATTAGTTGCAGTCAATTGACCGTTACCTGATATATCAACAACACCATAAGATGGGTCTCCAAATCGTGCAATAGTTGCACTTGGATTACTTGGGTTACCAATAACACTCATTGAACCTGTTTGATTAAATGAACCTGTTAATGTTTGATTACCTATGAATACATTTGAACCTGTTGTTGCAAATGAACCTGTATTAATTGACACTGGTGCATAAGATGCACTCACAGCATTCTGTGCAAAACTTGACGAAATAGAAGTATCTGAGTTTACAGAATGTGAACTACTAACTGCGTTCTGTGCAAATGATGAACTAATTGAGTTATCACTATTAACAGAATGTGAAGATGATACTGCATTCGTTGCGAATGATGATGATATTGATGTGTCACTATTAACAGAATGTGAAGAACTTATTGCATTTTGTGCAAACGATGAACTGATTGCTGCTTGTGAAAAACTTGATGATATGGTTGTATCTGAATTAACAGCGTGACTTGCACTCAATGCATTCGTTGCATATGAAGCAGTTCCTGTTAGATTACCATTAAATCCAGCTGACGCTGTTACGCTACCTGTAATAACTAATGGACCATTCGGTAAATTAACCGTACCATATAATGTTTGTGTATCACCTGCCGCATCACCAAGTATGTTACTACCTGATGAGAATATAACAGACGATGTTTGATATGTTGTTTCTAAGTATGTAATTGATGCTGATAGTGCTGTAATCTCTCCTGTTACATTTAAGGAACCTGTTACGTTTACACTACCATTAATATTTTGTTGCCCCACAAAGTTATTAGAACCCGTGGTTGCATAACTACCTGTCTTACTTTCTAAACTACCCAATCTATTGTCCTGACCTAAATCGGTTGTAGCAATACTTTGTGATAATGAATTAAGTGATGAAGTAGTTGCGTAACTTCCTGTTGCTGATATTAGTGAGTTAACCTTACTATCATTGCTACTTGTGTAAGAATTGAATGATGAGGTTAGTGTATATGAGTTTAAAGAACCAGTGGTTGCTAATGAACCCGTGATGCTTTCTATTGCTGTTAATCTGTTGTTCTGTGCTAAGTCAGTACCTGCTATGCTTTGCGAAACCGCAGTAAGCGATGAAGTAGTAGCATAAGACCCAGTGCCAGCAATAAGTGAATTGACTTTGCTATCATTGCTTGATGTGTATGCGTTAAAGGAACCAGTGTTTAATTTCTGGTTTATCTGATTTTGTAGTGAACCTGTTTCAAGTTCTATACCGTCAAATCTTAAATCAACAGATGATGTAAATGCATTAAATGATGACGTGGTTACAAGTGAACCCGTATCAACAGATACAGGCGCACCGTTTACAGTAAAGGTTCCTGATATGTTAACTTGCGTTTGACTTATCTGTAATGGAGAACTACCTCCCAAACCATCGGTTATAGTTTGTAGGTTAGCTGTAAATCCTGTGTTCGCATTCGCAAGGTTTAATAGACCTTGATAAGATTGTGATACGAATTGGTTAGTTAATTGACCCATATTTTTAAATTCTTATATTTTATACGTTTTTCCAATCTTTTGATATTTCGTTCCACAGTTCAGCCAACTCATACCATTTCTTACCAGGTGTGAATGGTCTTTCAGGTAGAACACATCTATTGTAATCAAAAGGTTGTGTTAATTGAATGTTCATCATCCAACCACATAGTATCGTCTCATATTCTTCTAATATGGGTTCAACACTTGACGGCCAGAGTGTTTCATATTCTGATAAATAGAACGTCGCCATAATGTCTTTAGTAATTTCTAAAGTATCTGACAACACATCTCTTTGATTGGAATAATCATTATTAAGTCGGTCTACAACGAGTATTTGAAAGTTGGTGATTAATTCGTTCTGCGCAAGCACAACGTCACCAGGAATAACGTACATTCTTGTGTACCTTGGTTCCTTTTCCGTTTGAATATCCATTGTTAGTTGGGTCACGTCACCATAACCATAACTGTTAATTTGTTCGTGGTTAAGTGCAAAATCTTCTAAATCTTCTATAATCTGTTTGTAATTAACTTCATTGACTGATACAGGTAATGTGAAACCTGACATAATAGGTAGCACGCATACGTTGTAGTCAAATGGTTGTTCTAATGTAATGTTTAATGTCCACCCACCAAGTATCGTTTCAAATCTCTCAAGGAACGGTGTAACATTCGGACCCCATTCAGGAGTGTAGTATAAACTAAAATCTCCATACTCAGCGGTGTATGATTGGTATATAATTGTAAAAATATCCTTTGCAATCTCCAACGTATCAGACATAACATCTCTTTGATTTGAGTAGTCGTCATTAATTTGGTCTAATATTATAATGGAAAAATCATATAACAATCTGTTTTCGTCCAATCTCACGTTCCCTGGCACCACATACATCTTGGTATACACAGGTTCTTTCTCCGTTTCAATGTCCATTGTTATCTGTGTAATGTCACCGAAACCGAAACTGTTAATCTGTGGATGGTAGTAAGCCATTCCCGATAAGTCCTGTATGATTTGTTTATAGTTTGTCATCTATTAAGAAATATAAATTTATCTGTATTGTCTTATGAAATTTGTTTCTGCATCTTTTTCATTAGTGCTTCCTGTTCTCTTTCCCACTGCACCAAATAGTTTAACTGGTTTAACACCTCTAAGATGTTTTTTTTGTAGATGTATTCGTGCTTTGTAAAGTCGTTGTCAGAGATTTTGTTAATGACAAGAAACCACCCAAAGACCTGACTGAACCCATTTTGAATACCATCCTCCACATCAACCATATCATCTTTATTTGGTCCCATATCCCAATCTTCAGTGTCGAAGACCGCGGGGAATAACCTAAATACCTCTTTGCGAACTTGATAAAAAAAAACTGCGCACCTAATATGAACTTAACATCTAACTGTTTCTTGAATAACTCTGCACGTTTCTTCATTGTATTAACGTCATACATCTCTATGTCATAATCGTGTTCACCTCTCTCAATTACAATTGGTCTGTACATAATAGCTGCAAGTATGTGTAGTAGGTCTAATAACTCATCTGTCTTCTTGGTTGAGATAGTATCCATATCTACAAATTCTGCAAAGGTTAAATCTCTCCAATTAGGAAAGAAACCATACTTCACACCATTTAATTCAAACCTATCTACAAACGTTACCTCATCCTGTTTAGGTATGATGGTTAGGATATGTGCAGCCAGAAAATTAATCTCATCAAAACCTGCATCTAATAGGTCCTTTAATGGTGCGCCCGATACAACGCTGATTAGTTTAGCTGCAAAGTAATCCTCGTCAAATAGGTCTTTAACTTTGAATATCTTAACATAATCTTCTATGTTAATAATGTCAGGGATTTGATACGGTTGTCCGTCTATTTTAAATTTAATCATATATATGTATATATTTTATACGAATGATATTGAATATCTACCCGTAGTTTTATGTGTTTTTATTTCTGTGTACATACGCATCATCATTGCATCACTTAAATCGGGTGACTTACCGAGTATGCGTTTCATTTCATCCTTACTCATCACACCTACCTTATTGTCTTTGTCTACGTCCTTTAGCTTAATGGCTAATAATTCCTGTGTTAAATCTTCTACTACTGCTGGTTCTAATACGTTCAAACTAATCTTACCCTCTCGGAACATTTCAGATAGTTTTATATAACACTGTGACTTTAGGTTTGTGAAGTTCTGTTCGTGTAATGGTCTTGCATTGTTCACAAAGTTTGTTCCTTTAATCTGGTCCGCAACACCACCTCCGACACCATCACTATCAATCGTTACTTGTTGTGGGTGTATTCCGTGAAACTTCATTAGGTCCTTAATTTCGGACGATAATTCTGTGGTGGATACTTTCCTATAGATGTGACAAGATATTAGCACCAGACCCACCCAAATCATTACTACGGACCTATCATCACCAAATCGTGCAACGTCAACCGTCATATATTTCTTGTCAGTAGGATTAGGTTCAAATTTAAATACCGAATTGGTAATCTCATCAAACTTAAACAAGCTGTCACTGTCTTCAAGGTAATCCCAATCACCTTCTAACAATCTCTTACGTTGTTGTGGTGGTAACTCTTTAAGCATCTCAATATAAGACGCTGGTAAGTGTGGGTTATCCATTGGTAGTGATGGAATGAATACTTGGTTGTGTTGTAATCGTTCCTGTATGAATGGTAGGTAAAAATCCTTTTTAATCCAGTTGTTAGATGGGTTACAAGTCATCAGGACCTTTGGTGTTAGATTATACTCATTCAGTTTGTATCTTATACGTGATTTAACAATGCTGAATGCTAACGATGTAATTTGCGCTGCTTCGTCTATGAATGCTGCACTAATCTCTAACGAACCTAAACTGTCATAGTTAGGGTCTGATGGATTGTACGCAAGGTCTTTGAATATAATCTCAGAACCGTTATAGAATGTTAATACGTTTGACTGACCATTGAAATTGAAATGTTCACCACTCTTAAATCCCATTGTACCTAACAGGTCAAATAACGTATTCAGTGTGGTTAGTTTTAATTGGGTTAATACAGAACGTCCTATTAAACATCTGATACCCGTGTACTTAATGCACAGGGTTGTTATCCATAAACATCCTAACCACGACTTACCACCACCAGCAGAACCTCCAAATAAAACTATATTAGTTTGGTCGTCTGTGAGGTATCGCCACGCCTGTGACTGTCGTTTTGTAGGTGTAATGTTAATTGTGGACATACAGTATTTTATTTACCTTCTTATACTTTGCAATCTTATACTTGTTCTGAAAGTCCTGAATAAAGAACCAGTCCGCCCATTCGTAATCTTTCTTTAGTTTAATCTTCTGAGCCATATTGGTCTTACACATAAAACTTCCTATGTCTATCTTACCTAATTGTAATTTTGATAGTATGGGTATGTAATCCCTGTTAATCCAATTATGGACCATATCACAATATACAAAGTGATGGTTCTTACTTTCCTCTAACATTATATCTACAAATTCAGGGACGTAATAGTTGTCTTCACCAGTCATTATAACCCATTCCTCTGTTGCATTATCTAATCCGTGTTGGCGTGGAGTGTGTCCCCAATCGTTGTGTCGTTCAGGTAAGATGGTTAATGTTAATCGTGGGTCATTAAAGAACGCAATAATGGTCTTTAACTGTTCTTGTATTTCATCCTCAGGACAATCTGCAACCACGTGTGCTTTCCAATTTGGATTTGATTGCGCTTGAAGTGAACCTAATATGGTTATTAAGTGTGATACTCTGTTGTATGTTGGTATTATAAATTCTATTTTCATATTCTATGGGGTATGTCAAAAACGAAGTTTTACGAGTTGACGGGTTAAATTTTTTTAATCAGTTAGATTGATGTTAATTGAGATAGGTTCACCATTTGAGGTTATGTCTATCTTTCTTTGTTCCAATCCGTACAGTTTATTAATGTCTGCTAACGTCTCACGTTCCACCCTCTTATTTTTGTCAGCCCTGGCCCTATGTAACAGGTCAAAATACCTTGACAACTGTTCCGAGATAATCTCTTCCGCTTTTTCGTCAAACCTGGCTTTAATTCTATCTTTAACGTCTTTCCAAACATTCTCAGCTGCGCGTTCGGTAATTCCCCATCGCTTTGCGCCTTGTTGTCTAAATTCTGTGTATCCGAGTTTTTCATACAAAATCATTTCCATTGCTTCGGGTATACGTTCTTCATATGTTGCAATGTTAGATTTTCTACCTAATTTATTTTCTTTTTCCATTATAATTTCATTTTTAATTCGTTTTCAATATAGTTCTTTAACCTTCTTGCTTGACTGTTTACACATTGTCTACATCCCCAATCAAAGTTCTCATTGAATATAGATTTATACACGTCATTTACGAATGGTCTTTCTTCTTCTTTTACACCACCCAATAATGCGTATGCAAGTTTAACCTGTTCAGGACTAAATTCTATTGTCTCTTCTACTATTGGTTCTAATTTGGTTACTACCTTTTTCTTCTTACAAGTTGTGCATCCCATACTACTAAATATTAATTTTCTTGTTTTGGTTCTTCAACGTTTATTTCTCCACCGTTCCAATTGGTTATTTCCTGTGCGTGCAGTTCTTCAGGTGTCTGTGGTACCTTTATAGGTTCAGGTGTTGACATTATTACTTGAGGTGCTTGTCTTACGTTCTTTTTACAATTACACATTACTTCTTTGTTTTACAATTACATTCTTTTTATGGGCGTGCAATACACCCTGATGGTCTAAATCTAAATGGTTGAACTTATAATAGTATAGGTCATACCCCAAATCTTTTAGTATGTGTTCACAAGATAGTAAGCACGCAAGATTATGGTATTCAATACCGATATGTCTAATCCCCTCAAAACACTCAGGTTTGATTGCATTCATAAAAATCTCACTACCTTCCACATCAATCTTCATTACTGATGGCTTCGTAGCTTTCATATACAACTCAAACTTTTCAGTTCTGTCCACCCAATCCATTATGTTGATGAAGTTCTTTAGGTTTAGGTTTTGTTTAAACCAGTCATAGGATGGCTGACCAGGGTCAACGCCATATACCATCTTTGCATTCTTCTGTATCCAATACAAAGGTGTGGGTGAAAACTCTTGGTTATTAATTCCACATCCTAAATCAAGGATGGTCTCACCATCTACAGGTAAGAAACCCCAATGGATTGATGGGTCTTCGTTGTGGATTGTACCTTTAATTTCTCTACTCATTTGTTCTTATTGTTATGTTTAATTTTATTAGGTCTTTGCTTTCACGTAGGTATCTACTTATTGATGACACAGGTATTCTTGTTTGCTTTGATACCTTCTTCATTGAACCAAGTGTCATATACATTTCAAATAGGGATTTTCTAAACCAATCTAACTCAGTCCAACTCTCTTCTAATATATCAAATAATTGTTGCTTTTCAAAGTCAAGCTGCGCATCGTCAGCTAAGTTGTATATCTCATCTATGGGTACGTAGTTCTTTGTTTCCTTTCGTATCTTGTAGTAGAATGGTGACGTTTGTGAATGCCAGTTTATTCTCATCACAGACACGATGTAATACTTTATCTGTTCGTCACAGTACTCACGCAGAATGATGTTTTCTTTGTTGTATAATTGTAAGATAACCTCGTGTAGAAGGTCCTGTGTTAAATCGTGGTTCTTTGTTATCTTCTTAGCTATCTTAAATAACTCGTAGTAATTTGTTGTGATGTATCTCTCTATCTCTCTATTCATTGATGATTTGTTTTATATCACTTAGAACCTGACACACCTCGTAGTTTTCTTCTTTTACATTGGTTTCAATTGAACTGTCAATGATTGCGTTTATCAACGACTTTCTACAGTACTCAGGGTTCACAAGTTTATCAAGTAGAGTTAAGATTGCATCCACAATTGTTAAACACAACTCTCTCCTATCTGTTTTATCCATTGACCAATAGTCAGTGGGTATTTCTAAATCTCCTATTTTGACTGATTTTGTTTCCATTTTTTAATGTGTTTGTAAACGGCAGTGTCGCTTATTCCCAATTCCGCAGCTATCTTTTCATAAGAAAGTCCTTGCTCTCTTAGTATAAGTATCCTATCTAATTTGGTTGGTGATATTT